CCGAGAGATGAGTAGATGTTAAACATAATCTCTTTGGGCGCAGGCGTGCAGTCATCAACAATGGCCTTGATGGCTGCGTGTGGCGAACTAACGCCTATGCCAGACGGTGCAATCTTTGCAGATACCGGCGCGGAGCCTAAAGCTGTTTACGAGTGGCTTGACTGGTTAGAAAAGCAATTGCCGTTCCCAGTTTATCGCGTCAGCAGCGGAAACCTTCGCGCTGACATCGAGGCGGGAACCAACAGCACAGGACAAAGGTTTGCTGCTGTTCCCTGGCACGTGGTTAGCCCACGCGGAAAATATGCGATTGGGCGGCGGCAATGCACAGCAGAATATAAACTTAAACCCATTCGCAGAAAGACGCGGGAACTTGTGGGCTTGGCTAAAGGCCAACGCTGCAAAGATGTGCGCGTGATCCAATGGATCGGCATCTCAATAGATGAAGTGATGCGAATGAAACCATCACGAGATGGCTGGACAAAGAATATATTTCCTCTGTGTGACTTACGCATATCGCGCAACGATTGTTTGAAGTGGATGGCTAACAAAGGATATTCGCCCCCCCCCCGCAGCGCGTGTACGTTCTGCCCTTTCAAATCAAACAAAGAGTGGAGGCACTTGCGTGATAACTATCCCGCAGAATGGCAGGATGCGATTGCAGTAGATAAATTAATAAGACACCAGCCAAAGTTTAGAGCGACCCAATACGCTCACCCTAAACGTATCCCGCTAGATGAGGTTGATCTGCGTACACTTGAAGATAAAGGTCAGTTAAATATGTTTATCAACGAATGTGAAGGAATGTGCGGCGTATGATCTCCTCCCTCCCCATCCACAAGTATGTCTGGGTTGACTCTAGCTTTATCCGCACCAACGGCACAGGCTTTGAGCCAACCGTGTGGTTTGGCTTGGTCAGCCAATACGGCAGGGCGTGGGGGCTAAACGTGCTGCTGGAGTGCGGTGCAATCTACCGCAGCCTGCCGCCTCATGCCATTGCGTTCTGCAAAGACCCAGACCCCTGGACGATCATAGAATCTCAGTTATGGGACTGTTACGCCGACAAGTTCCAGCTGCACGAGTACAGTTATCTGAAGGAAATGACGGTCAGAACGAAAGACCACAGCGGCACATATCTATTCACCGCCGCGTTCACAGACGATGGCTTCACCCGCGCACCAGACCAGCAGAAAGAGTTTAGCTTTATCGAGCTAGACAACGGACGCCTGACAATACAACCGACCAACCGCACCCTGTTCGAGGACCGCTCATTCACGATAAAAACCGGCCCGCCAACAGACCTGGTTACGCAGACAGAAGTGTGGAGTTGCGAGTGATCACACCTTCCTCCACTCCTTGATCCCCGCCGCTTTAATCAACCGGCGCTGCTGCAATTTATCCATCGTCCTGCGCCACGCTTGCCGCTGGGTGCCTACGCTGCCCTCGGTAAACAATGCCCGCAGTTCATCCTCTCTCAGCACCAGGCCGTCAGCCAGCGCGTCGATCACCATCTGCTCATAGACCGACAGCTTGTTCACCGCGTCCTTAATGACCTTAACACTATCGTACCACCCCGCGACCAGACTGCTCACCTCGTCGCCGTCCTCGTCGCGCCCCAGCACAATCTTGGTCAGGTCAAAGTGTTGCGCCAACAGCTTGTCGCCGTCCTTCTGTTTCAGCACTTCCAACTGCGCCGACATGCCCTCCGCGTCAGGACGATACACGCCCAGCAGATAATCCACGTTGGCCGTCAGGGCAGATGATCCGCGAGGCCGCTCAGAGGCAGAGTGTCCCGTGTGATGTATGACCAGCACACTCGCCCCGAACGCAGAGCGAAGGTGCAGATTAATCAGCCGCAAGTAGTCGCTAATGTCGCTGGCGCTGTTCTCGTCGCCCGCGAACGTCTGCGACAGGGTATCGACCACGATCAGGCTAGGCTTGAAGGGCAGCGCACTAACAGCGTCGCGCAGCGCGGTGATGCGCTCCTCGACAGTCAGCAGCAGGGGCGTGACGCACACCGCAAAGTTCGTCGCCAGCATCCGCTTGTTTTGTTTATGCCAAGCACTAACCCGCCGCGAGATACCAGCACCGCCCTCTGCCGCGACATAGACCACGCCACCGGCATTGGTCTTGCGTCCACACCACGCCATGTCGTGCGCTAGGTGCAAGCACAGATCAAGCGCCAGGAAGGACTTGAACGTGCCAGAAGCCCCAAACAGGATGCCCATGCTATCAGCCGGGATCAGCGCCTTGACGCACCAGCGTACAGACTTCGCAGCCTCCTCTAACTGGGTGAGCGTCAGAAGCAGCCCTGCCGTCGCAGGAGCAGGGACGGGGATCACATCCTCTGCCGCAGCATCAACGCGCTGCTTGTGACGTTCTGCACCCGCGACCATGCGTGGTATCTCGTCGTAGCGAGAGCGCCACCGCGCCAACTCAGCCTCGCTGGCTGGACGATGGGCCATCATTATACCACGAACATGCTCGACTACCGCACCAGGGTGCAGCCCACCAGCGACCAGCTTGCCCGTCAGCTTGAGCAGCGGGTCGTGATATGATCGCTCATCAACATTGTCAGCCGTCAGCAGCGCAATCAGGCTTGCATGGTCGGAACCGCTCTCGTTGTGCTGCCTGACCTTTGGCGCAGACATGCCGGCGCGAACCCGCTCTAGGTCGATGCCGAACACGGCACAGGCGTCAGCTAGGCTGTACCGTGCCTCTGGGTTGCTCTGCTCTAAACGCACCGACCAAGGCCCGCTATCGCGAGGCTTTAGGTTGCTGCCAACAGGCAACCGCACATAACGCACTCGGTTGTTGCCAGAGATGTCAGCTTTAGCCATGAAGCCAGCCGCAGACATCTCGCCCATCACCGCGTCTATCAGCGCACCGTTTACACAGTCTGGATCATCGACGTCTAGCCAGACGCCGATCTGCCGCTTGCCGGGACTAGTCTCAATCACATAGCTAACTTGCCCGACGAGATCATCAGGATTGCAGTCGTCAGCGACCAGCACCGCCAGCCGCAAGAATGTTAGCTTACTACGCCGAAACCGCGCCTGGTCGTCTAGCCCTGACAGAACGGCAGTCGAGACATAGGTGTTTTGATCGCGGCAGCGGTCTATCGTCTGCGCTTGCGCTGGCTTGCCGTGATACGCTCTGCCGTCCCACGCAGCCGCAGGACTGTTAGGATCACCAACATAACTGCATACCCACAAATACTGCTCGCCGTCGAGCTTGCCCGAAAGCAAGCTCAGAAATTCGCTATTCTCCACGCCAATCCCCTATTCTAACGTGCGTCAGAAAGATCAGTCAGCCTGATACTCAAATTGTTTTTCTTGGCGTAGTTTATAAGCGTCTGCCAATGTCGTTGCGGGATACGCCCGCCAGTGCCGCCCTCGGCGGCGGTCATCATCCAGCGCGAAACAGCACTTGGACTGACGCCTACGATTCGAGATGTTGGCCTGACCCCGCCTAGCGCAGAGATCACGCGATAAGCTGGGTTACACTTATTCTTGGTGCGGAATACAAACGGCATTTTTGGCCCTTGATTATGACAGGTGCATCATGCCAAGGTGTTTCTGCAAACGCAACACCATATTCATGTTGCAAAAAACTATACAGCACTTTACAAGCACACGCTCTCAAACCACGAAAGGACAAACGATGCCCACGATTCAAGAACTAGCTGCCACCTGGCTGCAAGCCAAGGCAGATGAGACGGCGGCGAACGCTAGGAGACTAGAGACAGAGGAGGAGATACTCAAACTCCTCCCAGCAAAAGAAGAGGGCAAGACCACCACGCCCATTTCCAATACGACTCGCATCAGCACCACCGGCAAGATCACATTCAAGTCTGACGTTGCTGCGCTTCAAGCCCGTACGATGGCATGGCCTGAAGCTATGCGCCCGATCAAGACAAAGATTGAGCAGGATGAGCCTCTCTTGCGACAGATCAGAACAGAGCGTCCTGATTTGTGGCGGCATATTTCTACAGCGGTTACCGTAAAACCAGCAAAAGTTTACATTCAGATAGAGGTGCAAGATGGCGTTTGATCTTAAATCTATTAGTAGAAACGATGCCACGCTTGCGCCTCGTATTATGTTGTACGGGGTCGAAGGCATTGGCAAAAGCACGTTTGCGGCATACTCGCCAAAGCCCATTTTCATCTTGACAGAAGACGGACTGGGATCGTTGCCAGCGCAGCATTTTCCGTTGGCGAAGAATGTCGCCAGCGTGATGACTGCAATCACTACGCTCTACGATGAGAAGCACGACTACAAAACAGTGGTGCTAGACAGCCTCGACTGGCTGGAGGCGATGATCTGGCAGGAGATGGAGGCCAAGCACGATGCCAAGGATTTGGCATACGGTAAGGGCGCATCTATAGCTGCCGACAAGTGGCGCACCATCGTCACCGCGTTTGATGCTCTGCGAACCAAGCATGGCATGAACGTCATTCTAATCGCGCACACGATGATTAAGAGGTTCGATAGCCCTGAGACAGAGCCATACGATAGATACCAACCGAAATTGCAAGAACGCAGTGGAAGCCTGATCCGCGAATGGGCAGACGCAGTTTTTTTTGCAAATTATAAAACCATCGTCAAGCAAGCTGATGTTGGTTTTTCTAAGACTGTATCTCGCGGTGTAAGCAGTGGTGAACGCCTGTTGTTCACATCCGAGCGCCCCGCGTATATGGCGAAGAACCGTTACTCGCTACCCGAAAGCATCCCGCTTGACTGGGCTGCGTTCGCTGAAGCTATCAAACCCAAAACGAAGGAATAATACGATGCCACAATTTGATTATGAGATTGGCGAAGCCAAAGAACGTGATCGCAACGCACCCTCTAAGTTTGAGCCGCTTCCTCGCGGCGATTACGAGTGCATCGTGATCGACACGAAGATCAAGGACACAAAGGCAGGCACAGGTGAATACCTGGAAGTCACCTTGCAAGTCGTCAACGGCGATGCCTCTGGTCGGCGTTTGTGGGACAGGCTGAACATCAGCAATCCCTCAAAGAAGGCCGAGGAGATTGCCAAGGAGCAGTTAGACCGGCTGTGCGCTGCTGTTGGATTGTCGAACAAAATGCAGCAGACAGAGCAGTTGCACGACATCCCGATCATGGTCAGCGTAGACATTGACCGCAAGGATGAGACGAGAAACCGCATTGAAAACTACACCAAGATCGGCGGCGGTACGTCATCTAAGCCATCGCCTTCCGCAGCACCCAAGAAGCCCTGGGAGCGGTAGGCCATGAATCTGCCAGAGCGCCAAAACACCACCACGGCGGGGATATACAAGTGGTACGAAACAAAGCCACAGTCTCATCGCGAGCATTTAGGGGCCAGCATCATTGGCTCTGAGTGTGATCGCCAACTCTGGCAGACCTTCCGCTGGGTTGCGCTCCCTCAGTTTGAGGGGCGCATCCTGCGGCTGTTTGACACTGGGATACGCGAGGAAGCCCGCGTGTTTGAGGAGCTTCGCGCCATAGGCGTAGAGCTTCATACGCACCAAGACGGCAAGCAGATCAGTTGCCGCGACACGACAGGCCACTTTGGCGGCAGCGTTGATGCCATCGCCAAGGGTCTGCCAGAGGCCCCAAAGACTTGGGCGGTGGTCGAGATCAAGACTCACAACGCTAAGTCTTGGGCAGACGTTAAGGCCAAGGGTGTTGCAGACAGCAAGCCCAAGCATTACGCGCAGATGCAGGTCTATATGCGCCTTCTGAAGCTAGAACGCGCCCTGTATTTTGCAGTCAATAAAGATACAGACCACGTTTACACGGAGTGGGTCCATCACGACGAGAGTGCGTCCAGCGTCCTGCTTGGTCGCGCCGAGAGCATCATAAGCGCAGCGCAGCCGCCG